TAAATTATTAACAACTTTATCTTGGAAGGAATCAACTTCTAATATGTAATTTGTTACTAAGTTTATAAATTTAGTTTTATCTAAAGTATTATCTTTTAATTTTTCAGTTGCGTATATTTTAATTAATGGCGCAAATGTTTGTATATTAAATGTTGTAAATGCAACATTAAGATCAATAAAGAAATCTGTTATATATGACCCATTACTACTGTATGTCAAACCTGAAACTTCAGAAAATCCTACATATGTTTCCAATTCTTTCCACTCATCAGGATAATTTGATTTAGACGACGACAAACTTATACCACCACCATTATAAGGTAAAGCATTTGGTGTTGATACCGAATAAAAATTATATGTTATCGGATCAACAATTTCTAACTGTGAAAACGAGTAAAATAATTTTTTGTTATAGTTTATCGGATTCCCATATTTTATATACACATTAAGATTTAAGAAATCTTTAACATAATTATTAACATTTTTAATCTGTGATTGTCCTAAATCCGCCAATATTTCTTGACTAGTTGTTCCTGTTGATTTAGGAACCGCAGATATAGTTCTCATCATTGATTGGAAATTCTTTAAAAAATTACCATCTAAAGAATCATACACTGATTTAGAATAATCTAAGTACATACCCTCAAACATGTCCAATATTTCTTTATCAAAAACACTAAACATTTCACTAATTTCAGTATATCCCGAAGAATTTCCATTTATAGAAAAATTTTGTTGATTTGATTGACCTGAAAATACTTGTTTTAAATATTCTAATGGTGTTGGTTTAATAACCTTATTAACATCAAAATAACCATAATTTGGTGCCGCCCAAAATGTTCTAACAGATCCATTATATATTGCGTTATTTCCGGCAACTTCTAAGGTTAATGTATTTTTATTGAACCCCGAAAAACATTCATCTATGGTTTGATTATAAAATGATCCTTCAGATGGTAATAAGTAAAAAGTATTTCCATCCGAACTTTTTGAATAAACAGTCCAAGGTATAATTCTTAAATCCCTATTAAGGTTATTAGGGTCAAATCCTTTATTTCTACTTATAATAGCTTCAGGTATGTAAATCATTTGCATCCCATATGTAAATCCACTTTGAATATCTTGAGATGTGTACCCTGTAAATAATTGTAATCCTTGATAAAAAACATTAAAGTCATTTATTGTTTTTGGATAAAATCCAACATTAATTAATGTTGATGTATCACCCGTACCTATAGTTGTTGTTTTTTCTAAAATTATATCAACATTATTCCCATTACCAATATCAAGAATATAATCAGTTTGTGGATTATTAGTTACTGGATCAAAATTATATGTGTAATTAAAACCTGACCATGAAGAACTAATAATATCAACACCTGTCTCAACAAATGTTTTATATCGATGCCATACTGACCCAATTTTTAATAACCAAGCATATGGAACTTTATGTATAGCACCAAACTTTTTAAGAGTTGCAAAAATATAATCTAAATCTACCGTTGCACCATTTTCGTAACTTTTATATTTTTCCCTAAATGTCGATAATGGCAAACTGTTTAAGAATAGATAAGCAGCCGCTTTATAAGGATACTGATCAGAATTTCTGAATTTTTCAACACCATCTTGTATTGCGTTAACAAAATATGGAGTGTTTAACATAGACACCGTTTGTGATGCCGACACATTTCCACTATAATTAATGTAGTTTAAATTACCTTCAGTAAAATTTTGTCTATCGTATTTAACAACCCTATTTGAATAGAAAATTGATGAATCGACAAAAAACGGTGTAAAATTGTTTGTTACACCACCTTCACCTAAAAAATTACTAAAAGGTCTTTTTTTATAATTGTTATCAGCATCAATAAAATTACTAATTATTTTTTTAGTCCCATTGAAAGTAATCACTTTAGTAGTGTTGAAACTATTTTCAGCGGAACTAATTGTTATACCATTGGCCAAACTATTTCTAACCCATTGAGTATTAGTGAAAGGATATAGATCACCAAACTTATAAACGTTACTTGATGTTGAGTTTAAATATTCAATTAATTTATTTTCATTTTTTAATGAAACTAAACTTTGAGTTCCTGATGAATTCGCTAAATTATTAATTAAAGAAATTGGGTCATTAAAATTTAATATTTCAAAACTTGAAGACTCAGTTAAATTTTTAATGTATGTTGTATTAAAAATTCCTCTTATGAAATTCTGCCAATTTTCTCCAACCCCACCATTCGATATCCCTTTTAATATTGATACAAAATTAGCGGAATTTATCCCATATTCTTTTAATGTTTTAATTAAAAATGGATTATCATTTGATAAACTTTTTAAGATGTTTGTTGATTCGGCTTCGGCAATTAATGAGGCAATAGCATCAACTTCACTATTTAAAACAGTTCTACTTAATCTTGAGTAATAATGATAAAGTATTAATCTTTCATAAATTTCGTAAAGATATTTAACCTCTTCTTTATTAGCAAATACCTCATCAGTTATAGGATATTCAATCGCATTTAATGAAACTCTTTGAGCTTCAGTTGCAGAATTATTACCCGCAGTAGGATCGGCTGGTGGTGTTGTTCTTTGGACATATCCTTTTATAAACTCCTCAACAAATTCAATCTCAGGCCAAATATCAAAAACATAACCTTTAGTTTTATTAATGTATTTTGGATCACCAGGATATTGTATTTCATATTTTTCTTGTCCATCATCACCCGGTGTTGCAACAATAAATGATGGCCATGGATATATTGGTGTTGTTTCATTAGCACCACTCTCTAAATTATCGGGACTACCTATAATCTCTTTAGATAATACTGATTTCTTTCTATCTTCATCCTCTCTTACATCCCATGCTTTAGTATGAACCTCATCCATTAATCGTATGAAACCTTCACCATTAGCGAATACAACCGCCATCACATTTCGGATTGTTGGAGTAAATCCAATACCATTGTCACTACTTTGTAATAAAGTTGATAAAGCGTCTGTTAACGCACTTTCAATTTCTTCTCTAAAAACTTTTAATTTTTTACTCATTTCGCCAGTTTTAAATAAGAAAGTTTGATTACCTTCAAATTTAAACCATTCAGTTGTTTTTAATTTAAACCCTAAAATATCTTTACCATCATAATTGTTAAAGACACCATTTTTAATCAATTCATTTTTAAAATTAGTTAATTCAGGATCAGTTGGTTCAGTTTTTACTTTTTTAACTGCTCTATAAGTCTCTTTTAAATCAACTAGTTGTTCATTAATTGGTGCACTAAACGTATCCATAGTTATTTCAAAAGGTATCGATATCGCCTTTTGTTTACCATTTACAGTATACGCGCCATTTTTACCAACAGTTTTATTTTCTTCAAGTTTTTTTTGATATTCTTTTATTTTAGCATCAAGTTCTGTTTTAGCATTACTTTTTGCCTGATCTGTAGTTATTTCTGGTTTGAATGTGTAAACTTTTTCTTTATTTTTTAACACTAAAAAATTTGTTCTATCCATGTTTTTATCAAACCAAGACTTACCATTCAGATAGTAATACACATCTTTTTCAAATTCGGCTAACTGACTTGAATATAAATCTAAATCAGTTAATGGATCTAAATTTTGTTTGGTAAAAGATTCTAAAGTATTCTTAACAAAATTTTCAATATTATTTCTTAATTGTACTATTGTTAATTCAGGGAAATTATCAGGAATTAAACCTTTAGATTTGTACTCATTGTACATTTCTTTTATTTTCTGATACCCTCTTTCAACAACTTGATCTTCCACATTTGTAAAATTACTGGGACCTCCTTGTTGAGTTTGTACTTTTAATCTTGATTGATACATATGTGGGGTTGCAACTAAATAACCCATACTAATTTCACTCAGCATAGTATATTTGTAAGTATAAAACTTACAACTAACCATAAAATTACCTTTACTAGTGTCATAACGACTACTAAAGTTTTGTAACATAAGAGCTAGTTTAATTGCTTTACCATAATAACCCTTAATTGTTAACGTAAATAAAGGATACGGTAAATTAAAAAATGCTGCATATGGTGAATTATTACCTCCCTCAAATAATGCTTTACCTTTAACATCTTCTAACATCATATCTACTGTAGGTAAAAATGATAAATCTTGATTTATGGATATATTAGTAATACCCAATAAACCATTATCAGTCGCTCCTACCTTACCATTTGATCTTAACACTTGTTGATTATAAAACTCGTCACTTTTTTTGGTTTTACCTAAATCCGATGGTCCAGGTTGATTAACACCTTTACCCTGTAATGATCCAAGTCCTGTTATCTCATCAGTATAAGCATTATCTAATATACTTTTATTACCGGGATTTAAAAAATTAAGTGTCGCAATTGTGACAGTTTGAATCGAGTCCATTGAAACTCCAACGGCCAATTTAGTTCTAGGTAATACCTTACATTCCAAATTAGCATACATAACCAAATCTTCTTGATTAACATAGCGATCTTTAATATTCCCATCTAAATCAATTACTTTATTTGGGTCAACTATGGTTATATTGTTATAATCAAATTCAACTAAAATGTTTTCTGTCTTATCTGCCATAATAGAAGAAATGGTTGTCTAATGTATTTTTATAATCTTGTAATGATGTTACTAAAGGAAATGGTATGATTAAAATATCACCATCATTGATATTCCATTCTTGGCCCCCATACATTGGGTTCGCCATAAGTATTAACCAACCAAAATAAGCAGCACCATAATATTGTTGAGAAATTTTATCCAAACGTGATTGACCAACTTTATAAATATATTTTTTGTCAGTTGTTTTTGTTGGTAAGTTTATATACGGAACAACCGTTTGTTGTCCATTTAACAAAAAATTATTATATCTGTTATAATATTGTCTACCTGCCATTATATATTAATTTTTCCTTCAAAGGTTGATACATCATTAGCTTTATCACCATAATTCACTGTACCATAAATATTTTTAATTGTGTTTTCCCATTCAGTCTTTTTAGTTGGGTCAACACTAGTCGTATAATCAAATTTCCTTGGTTTACCTTTAGTGTACAAAGTTTCTGTAATCTTATTATCATATTTCTTATAATCTGATGTATTTTTAAATTTTGTAAAGTTTTCCTGTTCTTTATCTAATTCTTTTTTATAATCATTCTTTAAATCATCACAAATTTTATCGAATTTTTTAACTAATTTATCCCCTGTACTAGAACTTATTATATTAGTGGTCAACACAAATGTCCTAAACTCTTGAAATTTAACGGGATCATTAAAAATTCTTGACATAACTAAAAAGAATGTTTTGTACGCTTCATCTGTATTATATTCAGTTATTTTACTAAATTCAAATGTATTGATATCCGTAGCATTGACAGTTATTATACTTTGTTCTTTAAGTAACACAATATAATCATTCAACGCCTTTGGTAATTTGTCATAATCATTTTTAAATTCAAGGTAAGTATCGTTAAAACCTGGGGTAACTGCGTCTCCAGCTTTAGTCGATCCACTTGTTTGATATAGAAAAATTTTACTACCTAAAAATTTACCATCAAACTGATTATATACAACGTTTAATCTTGAGACCGCATATATTAATTCATTTTCAGCACTAACAAGATCGTTAATAATAACAGCGACATCACTTGAAAAAGTCGGTTTTAAATTTTCAAGATACTGTTTTATATTTTGCTTTAGTATTGTTAAGTTAGCCGAGTTTTCTCCACTATCAGGATATCCATTTTCAGTTAATCTTTGATAAAATATGTCTTGACCATTAGGTTCAAATTTACTTATACATTTATCAAAAATATAATTAATAACTTTTTCGTATTGAGGTTTACCATAAATTTCTCCGTTAATTGACCCTATTTTACCTTTAGTATATTGTCTATTAGTATCATAATTGTTAATTAATTGTAGTACACCATTGTTTTGTTGTCTAACAATTTTTTCTAATTGACTAGTCGTTGATACAAAATATGTTTTAGCCGTTTCCAATAAAGAATCCATAACTTGTTGATAAACTAATTCACCTGTTTCACCAGAAGGATTACCAAGTATAGTTGTTTTTATATCACCAATAGACTTACCACCTTCATTTGATTGTTGATTGGTAATTTTAGGTGGTGGAATATCTTGAGATGATTTAATTGCATCAAATACTTCTTTATCTAATGCTGACGTATCTTCAGTCCAAACCGCTCTTTCATCATATATTTCAGTATTTGCGTAATAGTTAAATGATAATGCGTTTTGCAACTGTTCCACAGGTTTTGCAAGTCCCATCCCCCCTATTATATTAAACTGTAAGGAAACCTTAACCAACATTGGTTGAACTCCAATACCTTCAGGATTAAGATCAAATTGTAACGGTTCATATTGAAATGATAATGATCCTGGAATTATTTTAGTATTATAAAAATCACCTATTCTTAAAATTAATACAGGTGGAGCACCAAATGATGTGTTTATTGCGTCATTGTATTTTGGTCTACCATCAGCATCGATAGTTGGTATTGTTTCACCAGGTCTTACACATTGATTTAAAAACGTTAATCTTGCATTTAGTCCTTCAGGTGTCATTGAATGGAACGCGGGATTAAAATGTTTTATTTTATCTTTAAAAGTTTTATAAACCATTGGTTCATTTTCCTTGATCATTTCAAAATAATCACATTCAGATAATAACGCTCTTAAAACTTTTTTACTTAAACCTTCTTTTAACTTGGTTGTTACCGAAGTGGTTGGTAATGGTCTCAATGGTGGGTTAAGTACACCATTAGGATTTTCAACAACATTAGGTTCTTCAGGAGTCACGTCATTAACAGGTGGTGGTGATTTAACGTCAATAGTTTTAATCGCCACACGTCTACAAGCCATTGCACTTGTTGAATAAATTTGAGCAACACTATTCGGAACTCCTTGAACTTGTGATTTTTGTAAGTCCCGACAATTAACATCATTAGCAGTTCCTGATTCAGTACTACCTGTTGGTGAATCCCCTCCTGTTGCATCTGTAGCTGTTGATGTTTTAGGTATAACAACATCTTCACCAAATCCTTTAGCCGACTCAATAATAAATTTATCATCAGGGTTACCTTTCATATAAGTCCCTAAACTTTTACCACCAATGGTTTTAGTTTTAAAGAAATTTCTAACAGAATCAATCCTTCTTTGAGATAATGATTTGTTATATTCATTACTAGCAACCGCAGATGCCGATCCTTCTAATGTTACTTTAATAGGTCCATAACCTTTTTCAAGTAATTCAATTGCTTTTACAATAAAACCATCTTTTTCACCAGCAATTTCTTGATAGTTAGATTCTATAACAGTAGTAAAGAAACCATCAGTATTTGTTTCAATACTACCAGGTAAAAATGCGGTTTTAGATTTTTCAGCGTATTGACTTTTTTTAGCAATATAAGCCGAATATGTTGTATCATAATTTACTGAAGTGGTATTAGTACCTGTTTTAGGGGGTCCAGGTATATCATTATCAAAATAAAATGCAAATTCCTTAAATTTATTTTTAAAGTCATCTGCGGTCGTATCATTTGTTGTTTTTGTTTGGCTCCCACTACCCTCATTATTACCTTGTTCACCATCTGTTTTAGTGTTATCTGCAGGAATTTGATTTTTTAATTGTGCTAATTCTTCAGCAGTTAATTTTGGGTTGTTTAATGTTTCTTGAATTTGTTGTAATTCGGTAAAAGGTATTTTATTATATTTTTTAGCCAATTCATATATATCAAATTTCACACAACCCGCAAAAAATGATTCTAAAATTGAGTTAATTCTTTCGTCATCAACATTTTTCAGTTGTTCATTAACTATAACATTTAACACTGATGGACTATCAACAATAATGGTCCAACTCAATGATCCACTTCTAGTTGTGTCTTTATAAGTATATATGGGTTCAGGTCTACCTAAAAATGTTGTTGGGTTCCAGTTTGCGGTACTTGAGTCATTGAAAGATAAGTTATATGGTGGGAACCACATCACTCTACCACCGTTAGGTCCTTTTTCACAATCAGGTAATTCATCATAAGTAAACCCTGGTCTACTTGATGTTCTCCAAGCCAAATTCTCAATAGAGAACATATATTTTTTAGCGTAAAAATCACCTTTCTCATTCTTAACGATATTAGTCGACCCAGGATTTTTTAATGGAGCTATGTTTAAATTGTATGTATTATCTAAAACTGAATTTGTAAATCTTCTACCTGATGTTGTAATACCATCTGTTTTTTGTAAATCAGCAAATGTGTAATATGGTGTATCTTTTGTGAAAACTCTACAATACTCAATTCCGGCTTCTGCCCCTGTTGTATTATCTTTATAAGAAACAACTTGAGATCCTTTTGTCATTTCTTTATACCCGTCATTAAAAACTTTAGAAACTTGATTAATTGCGTTACCAACGTGTTTTAACCTGTTAGCACCTGTAACTAAATCACCTGAATCAACTAATTTTTGAGTGTTGTCTAAAATTGATCCTTTTTTTAAATCAAGATTTGTTGATTCATTACTTTTATATTGTGAACTAATAATATTAAATTCATCATCAGCACTGCCAGGACCACCACCAGGTGTTGCTTTAAATCCTGCGTTATCTTTATATTTTGGGGAAACCCAAACAAATTGACCATCAATACCACCCCCGTCAGTTGATGATTTACCCGCTAATCCAAATTTAATACCTTCAATATTACCTTCATATAACTGACCTAATTCTGACGGCCCATATACTGGCGATGGATTTTGTTCACCATATTGATTTATTGGTATTTGATTTACAGGACTAGTAATTTGTGATGGTTCCGCATTAGAACTACCAACATAATAACCACCATTTATAGTACCATTAGGATTAATTAAGTTTGATACCGCATTAACTAAACCTTGTATAACACCTAAACCTCCACCAAATTCATTATTATAATCAGGACTATATCTATTATAATGTAAATTTAAAAACAATGCCGATCTCTGACCATTTCCAGTGTTTGCCAAAAATATCTGAGATGGGTTCCTTTTTAAATTTAAAATCGGACCTAATAATCCTCCCGTTAATTGGTTTACCGTACTTAAAGCGTTTGAGGTTTGATTAGTCGCTAAATTACCATATTCATTTTCGGTAAAGTAATCACCAGGTATAAATGATACAGGCCAATAAGCCCCTGCAATTCTTGTCGCAAAATCAACGGCCGCAACTATAGCGTTTTCAGGAACCGTAATTTTCCAATTTCTATATATTAAAGGTTGTTGTCCTGTAACTAATAAAGCTGCTTCAAATGGATCTTGTAATGATTGTAAATTAACCGCACCTACAGTTGATTGTGCAATTTCAGTATTAATTCGTTCTTGAAATAAAAATTGTAACTGACTTGCACCTAATTTTGCGATATAAGAATCTTGAGATAATGAACCATCAGATCCTGTTGGGTTATTACTAATTAAAATTGAATATGGCGAATAACTTGAAGAAACAAAACTATTAAAATATGGTAAATGAATTTGTCCTGTAACTTGAATATCTGTTACATCGTACACATAATCATAACCACCTTCAGGTGAATAAATGTTAATAATATACGGATTTTGTATATAAAACCCTCCCAATTGTAATACTTGACTTTCAAGTGGTTCATATGGTCCTTGATTAGGAGTTACAGGTAATGGCGGTCCATTAAAATCTATTGTTAGATTATATCCACCATCAGGTCCATACTCATTTAATGGGTATAATTGATTAGGATATGTCTCATTTAAATTATTTGGGGAATCAATAACGTTTGAATTACCTAAAACCGTTTCGTAATTAATTGGTCCTGATGGAGGGCTAAACTCTCCTTCAACACTATATGGTGGTAAATTTTTAACCATTAAAGCATCTCTAAAAGATGAACTAGACGCAAACGATAATGGACTATCAGGCATATTACTTTTTTATAATAAATAGATTATATTCTCATTTTTTTAAGATACTGTCATATTATCATTTGTCTGAGTATCTTTATTCATTTTATTAAATTCTCTCATAAATTCAGTTTTACCTAAAGTTTCTTTAATAACTTTAATAACTTCTTCAGTATTTACCCCACTAGGTAAACCACTAACATTTAAATTCATTGTCATTTCATTTTTATTAGTGTTATTGTTTTCATTTGTAGTAGTTACCGTTGGCATGTTTTTTATAAAGTCTTGAATGTTAAGTCCTAAATCGTTTGAGATATCGACAGGGGTCGTTGTTTGCATTTTTCCCATATCCGTGATTGGTTTTGTTGACTCAAGAGGATTAATTGTTTGCATTTTTTCTAACATTCCCATTAATTTATCACCTTGGGTCATACCAATTATAGTATCTTGAGGTGCGGTTTTTAAAACCCCTTCTTCAGATATAATAAAATCATTCGCATCTTTAGCATTTGATAATGTGTTATCTATTTTTTGAACTGTTTCATATATCTTTAACCCAGTCGCACCTTCAACGTTTTTATCAACATTTTTTGCAACCTCAATAAATGTGTCATTCATAAAATCGCCTAATTTTTTTACACTTTTACCAAATTCTTCTAAACTACTTTCACCTTTAAGTAATTTACCAAGTCCGTCACCAAATTGATCAAACTGACCTCTTAAATTTTTAACACTTGTTGAAGTAGTATCAAATGAACTCATAATTGCTTGACCTCCTTTACCTACTTTAGTGAACATATCAGTTCCACCTTTTTGGCTAGCAATTGCATATGGAATTCTATCCGCCAAAGCTTTAACACTTTGATTTAACGCTCCCATAACACCTAATTGGTCTTTAGTTAATTCTTCAAGAGTTTTTGGTTTTGACGCTTCAAGTAAATCTTTCATTTTTTGGTCATCACCTTTAAGTCTATCTATCGCTTCATCAATACCCAATTCTTCACCACCCAATGTTATTCTATATTCACCTTCTTTCATTTCTGCCATATTGGCAATTAAAGTTTTTTGTTCTTCACTGAAAGCACCTTCAGGAAATTTGATTTTACTCATTTTATCACCCAACTCCGCACTTGCCAACGCCATTTTACTTAAAGTACCCGAACCCATACCTAAAGATTTTTCAATCTCAATTAATTGTCTTTTAGCCCCCGGCATAATCTCAAATTGACCTTTTTCATTTAGCTGAACAAATTGTTTTGACATCTCAGCAATTTGATTTTGTAATTCCGCAGGATCATTCTGAGCCAAATCCATCAATCTAAGGGGATCTAATAAATCAGATTGGGTAACCCCTAATCTTTGCATAGCCGCAGCCATTTCAATCGCACTTTCAGGATCAAACGCTTTATCTAATGTGGTAGCCATGTCTGAAACATTAATTCTTAAATTTGTTGCTTGAGCTGCCATTTTAGCTAACCCTTCCACACCTCCTTGGAATGTGTATTTATTTAACATGTCGGTATTATCCAATACTTGACTAGTTACTTCTTTAGCATTAACCCCGATTTCTCTGGCGGTGTTTAAAACCATTTCAACTTGTTTAGATGAATCATAAACTGATATACCGACATCTTTAAATGAAGATGCAATTGTATCAGCACCAACACCTGAAGCTTTTGACGCGGCGTATAAATCTTTAAATGAATCGGACATTAACAAAGTATTCCTACCTAAAACATCGGTCATACTTTCTTGTATTTGTAACACATCTTCCATTGATCCCCCCAACTCAATAACACTATGTACTGAATCAGCAAGAACCTCCTTCATCGCTTGAATATTTTCCCGTCCTTGATTAAATTTAGTAATAAGTACTGTCGCATTATTTTCTAACGCAACCATAGTTTCACCTATCCTACCAGGATTTATGTTACTTTCAAACGCAGCACCAATTTCTTTAACAACATCATTAACCTTGTTTTTTAAACTGTCAAATATACTATCTTCATCATCCATAACTTTTTTTATTTATAAATATAAAACCCCGGAATTTTATTTTTCCGGGGTATTGTCTTTTATAATTCTATTTATTAAATATTTTCTTTTATATGTCGGTATAACCATAAAATCACTATAGCTCATTCTAAGTATTTTAGCCAACACATAGTATTCATCAATTAAATATTTACCATACTCAGAAGAAAGGGCGAAAAAATTCAACCCCAAAAGTCACATCAAATGTAACTCTTTCTCCTGACGGGGCTATTGCATATCTTGTTAATTCTAAACCTGGATTATTTTTTTTAATAAACTCTCTAACAAATTTTGAGTCTAAAATTGGCATTGTTTCTACAAATTGGGATATTACACCTCTATCAGAATTACCATCAATTGATTGTATCATTTTATTAAGTCTCCACGTAATTTTTGGTATTACCAATCCTGCGGGATATTGACTCTCCATTCTATCTAATTCCATAGTATCACCCATAGTTAATGGTTTAAGTTTAACCGTCACCCCCGTTCTAGGTAATTTAGCACTAAATAAACCATCACTATCAGGTTGAGAATCAACTTTTTTATACATCATCTCATCAATTATTTCAATGTGATTAAATATTTTATCAGTTTTAGGATCAATTAAATTAACTGAATATTCGGGACCAAATGATGTGTTTCTAAGGAATAATAGAATAGCTTCAATATCACCTTCAACCAACTCTTCAGGTTTTAAATCAGGTTCATAAACTTTATTACGTAATAAAGTCATGATAATGTTTTCTCTACCTAACTGACTACCACTTACTAAAATATTTTCATCACTAGCATTTAGATAACCAACTTTAACTGAACTTTTTTTATTTTTATAAAAAACTCCTTTGCTAGGTAAAGTTACCACATCATGAGGTAATGTAAAATTTTGTTGACCAGCATCTATTAAATTTTGTTCCATAATAATTTTTAATTATATTTGTTTGATATATAGTCATTATATGGACAAAAAAAAATCCATACATTTACCATTAAGATAAATATATGGATTAATATTTCCTTGTAAATAATATTATTAGTAAACCAATATACAACGATCTGGTCTAAGTGTCGCTGTAATTGAAGCTATCGCGTCTGAGTTATAAGCTAAACTATCAAAGTTCACATCACTTAACCAAGCGCCTTCTAATATCCATTTCTCAACAACAACACCTGTTGGGTCTAACATTTCCAAATCAACATTTTTCTTATAACCAGCGGCATAACCCATACGTCCTGTTACAGATTCAGCACATAGACGAACCCACTCCATTAATGCCTGAGAAGCTGACGGTCCAATAGGGTCACGGAACTTAACATTAATTGTACCCCAAGTAAATCGACCTGCAACATACGTTGAAGTATTTAAGAATTGAATCTCAGTAGTACCGATTGTTATATGTGGTCTCGACGATGTTTCAACAAACCATTCATTGATACCCAACGTAGATGGAAATCTCATTATAAACCTATTTTGTCTTTTAGGTTCGTAAGGTATTGGCATTTTCATTAATAAATCCGCCATGTTTTCTAATTTTTTTAAAGTTTATTTTTTATTATAAATATATGTATATATTTTTTTTTCTATTTACTTTGATTTTATTTTCAATAATCTTCTTTTAATTAAAGATTCTAGCATATAATCATCATTATCATTTTCTTTATTAGCTTCTATATGAATTTTTGAATATCCTCCTTCTGAAGTATCATATATAATAAATTTAACTTCTGGATACATTCTTGATAATTCATTATTAACAAATTCAACCATTGCTTTAATATTTTTTGGATCATCATCTGAAAACCCTAAAGAGGTATTTACGTATTTACCACTTTTAATTAAATCATCATATTTTGTGATGAAATCAAGTAGGGCAACTTTTTTAGCGTGTTCAGGATTTGATGCCCCACCACTTGTTTCTAAACCAAACTTTTCTCCGAACTCTTTTGAAGACACAGGATAATAATCACCTCTCTCATCAAGATAAAGGTCAATTGTTTGTCCAACTGAAAGTTCGTCTAATTGATTTAAAAATCTATCCGAAAAAGTTTCCTCATGTTTTAACGTGTCTTTGATATTTTTAACCATCGTTCTTATTTCATCAGGTTCCATAACCAATTTGATAAACATTTTAACTCCTTTTTTAATTACACTAGGACTATGACCTCTAGCTGTTATAATAGAAAAAGGGTTGGCGTATATTAAATTTTCCTTGAACTTATTAAAACTTGGGGATTTTTTATTCTTTTCTATCGCTTCGGCAGTATCTTCTAAAAATGTTTCAGAATGTGTGAAGTCTCTATATGGATTTTCATCATAACCTACAATTGTTTCCCCTTCATAATCAAAAGGTTCTTTACCTATTAGGTGTCTGAATTCCGCAAAATCCTCAGTTGACATGCCAACAACATCTCCAAGATCCGACTTCAAATATATTTTTGTTGGCATTTGTAATATATTATCATCCCAATCAAATCCGTATAATCTAAGATTTTTTTTCTGATTGTTTTCTCTAATATAAACAAGTTGTGATTCGGTTAATATAAATTTCATATTAATAAATATTGTGAAATAAAAAAAAGGGGGATTAACTCCCCCTTCTTTGTTTAAAATTTATCATTAAACATCCTCAAACGACGCTCCTGTTGGAGTGATGTAGAATGTAATGTCAATGAATTCAAGTGACTTAGTTGGTTTGATGTAGATTTTACCTGTCATTTGGTTTCTATCTAAATCAGCCGCGTCTGAAGAAACTGTTACTCGGAAGTCATAAAGACCTCTATCTCTTCTAATTCCGTCCAAGATAGGATTAACAGCGTTTAAGAAATCTTGTCTTACTTTCTGATCATTTTGTTCGAACAACAATCTTACAGAAACTGCTGAAATCAACTTACGAGCTTGTAACAACAATCTTCTCACGTTAATTCTGTCAAGTGCAGATTCTTTAATTTGAAGAGTTTTATTACCCCAAATTACCGTACCAACATCAGAGAAAGTTGCAATTGGGTTGATTCTTCCTTTATAAAGAGTATCTCTATCTTCTTGAGTCAACTTCTTACGTGCTTTAACTGAACTAACGATACCTCTTGTGTAACCTGCTGCCGCGAACCAAGGGAACGCTATGTTATCAGTTAATGCCAAGTTTTTAGTTACCTCACCTGTTGGTGGTAAATAAATTTGTGTATTATTAACTGTATCTCTAACCAAAATCCAAGGGTAGTAAGTTGCAGTATAGTTAGAATCAATTCCTGCTGTTTCAAGATTATCAACAGCTTCTTGAGGGAAGATTAAATCAGTCGCATCACCAAGAGACGGAACAAACATGTTGTAGTCAGGTGTTGTTGTGATATAAACTGAATCCGCTCTTTCAAATTCAATCATTTCGATTGCCGAACCAACTAAATCAGAGTTGTTTACATAATCAATACCAGGTGTTACAAATACATTAATATTAACCGCTTCAGGATTTGAGAATGTTCCAATACCCAATAGATAAGCGTAATAATCGGTGTTAGCGTAATTTTGAGTACCATCACCAACTGTTATTTGTTTAAACGCTCCCCATCCTGTAGCTGTCGGGTATTTTATAGAAGGACATGCACCTTTTAAATATCCTGTTCTACCTAATTGGTATCTGTCACCATTAGTTCTGTATTCTCTGTAAATATCCCATCCGTCAAATCCACCTTGTACTAAGAAAGAGAATTTTCTTGCGAATAATCTGTAGTATGGGTTTTGTTCGTTATCAGGGTCTGATGTAAATTCTGCCGATCCACAAACAAACTCAGGAGTACCACTTGTAACAAATGTGTTAGGAATTGTAATTGCCGAAGCATTTATATCCATGTGGAATCCTTTTGTTTTGTAAGACCATTCAGGTGCCGATACTGAATCACAAATACTAGTTGGTAATTGTTTACCTTTATAGTAGTAGAAAGAAGGATCAATACCTACCGTATCTGAAATACCTAAATAAGTTCTTCTAACATTATCACCTGAAGATATTGTAGCATCATTAGCTCCTGATGATAAACCAAATGGTGGGTCAAATACAACTTCACCAGGGAAATCGTATTTAGATTTAATAATCGGGAATGGTGAACGAGCCCCAGCGTATTCTCTCATTTTAAATCCTTCAAAACCACAAGCCAATGCATCTATTGGTGCGTTTTCGTTAACTTCAACCATAACATATTTAGAGTTTAGTTGATATTCACCATCAGACGTTCCGATTTTTTTAGCTATATATCCATTATCATTAGGATTCATATTACAGTTAGTGAATTTTTCAATAACAATTGGATTGTTATCAGTATCGAAGAAATCTCTAACTAACACATCAAATGTTCCATTATTAAATGAAATGTTTGCGATTGAAATTTTAACTTCAGTATTCGCAGCGTCTCCATCCGCAATTGTTGTGAACTTGAATAATCTATAAACTTTAGAACCTCTCAATTCAGATACAACCCAAGGAGATTCAGGTGACTGATATTTTTCTAAGTACCAAGCAATTGATGTAGGATCAACCCCTTGTCTTGCTTCAGGTAATGAAATTAAATCACAACTTAGTCCACGAATATAACCTTTACGATAAGCCCACACTAATAAGTTTGGATAATTTTCCTCAACAAATAGTGGAACTGAATTTCTATCTTTACCAAAGTTAGATTGACCAAATACTTTAGTAAGGTATTTACTGTCAGAATTTGAGAACGAAGTTTCAAAGAATAATGTTTCACCATCATTTTTAGTAATATTCATTCCAAATGTTGCAAATGGGTTTTTAGTAACGGCTGAATAACCATTAGTACAAACTATGTTAACATCTGTAAGACCTGTTACTTCGTATGCAGCTCCATTATCACTACCATAAGTAGCCAAACCTCTTGATCTCATAGTTGCGATAACTAAATCATCATAATTAAGATATGCAGTACCTGAATAAACATAAATTGTTCCCATTAAACTACCTGTGTAACAATTAACTGGTTTCGCAGTTGTTGTAGTTGTTGTAGTTGTTGGTAGAGGTGTAACACAAGGATCTGTAGTTGTTGTAGTTGTAGTTGGAGCGGCAGTTGTAGTTGTAACTACAGGTATTAATTGTAAGTCATATACAAATGAGAACATTGAATACCCTGAATAAACTCCACTACCAACATTGTCAAATAATGCGTAATACCAAGCGTCATTTAACGGTGATGTATAATCAGCCAATTCAGAACTTACATCTTCAACATTAAACACATTGTTTTCATTTGTGAAAACTGTAGATAACATATCATATTCTGATGTAGGAATTGTACCATAATAATTAATATTAGTAGTTGCCGCTGATGGTGTGTTTAAAATTGTAAAGATTTGATCTTTAATATCAGCGTCAAGTGATGATACACTACCATCAAAATTTTCATAAGGTAGATATAGTTTATCCAATAATTCATCAGGACATCCAGATAAATCTGTGTAAGTTATTGATGTTGTAGAATTGTTACATCCTGAGAAGTCGATAGTATAGTTAATTGTTTTATAATCAACACACTGAAATTCACAATCAACCGTAATTCCTGATTCACAGAAAAACCCTACGGTTTCTTTATCAACATTTGCTTTAGTTGTGAAAGACCAAGATGGTCCTGCATCATAACCTGATAATCCCAAAACTCTTGTTACAAACAATTGGTTAGATTGTTGTAAGTAAGATTTTGCGATATACGCCGCCTCGTATTTAGGTATTTGAGTGTTAACAAATTTTTCAGGGGAAGTCCCACCAAAAAAAGTGGAAAACTCATCAAAATTCGTGATGAATATGGGTTCAAAGGCCGGACCTTTTAATGTTTCTCCTACGATACCTAACGTAGTAACACCGACACTCTGAGCCACAAAACTCAAATCAACTTCAGAGGTGTAAACCCCTGGTGAAACGAATACTTTACTGTTTGTAGCCATTATTCTTTTTGTTTTTATTTATTTTATTTTTATTTCTTTTTGATAAATATTAGTAAAAATATCAAAGTACTTTACTTTATAATAACTATTTATAATTTAGGTAGAATAAATTCTGCCTTTTTTCTACCATGGAAAATAAGGATAAAGAAATAAAGAATTTGAAAATATCAAAAGAAGTTCATGATATCTTAAAAACCTATTGTGATAAACGTGGAATTAAAATGTATAGGTTTTTAGAGAAATTAATTATTGATAAATGTAAAGAGAATAAAGATATCTACGGTGAACACTAAACCAATGAATCTTTAATATAAATTACACTATCTTTAGTATCATCTACTTTAACGATTTCAAATTTCAAAACATCATTAGTGTTTAACTGGATAAGATTTAAATCTGTTCCATAATAATCATCATTAATGTAAACATCATATGATGTTATATTGTTAGTACCCAATATTGATAGATCTGTTGTATAATCAAAAAGTTGGCTTAACGTATTGTTTCCGACAATAAATAAAGCATCAAATCCTGTCGATTCAACCTCGAATGATTTCTTTTGTTTTTTTGATTTATTAAGATCAACTTCTAATACTTGTAAAACTCTTGAAACCGCAGGGGAAACTTCAAACTCATCTTCATCGATTAAAAACCCTAACATTGTGAATTCATAATTTTGTATATAATATTTTCGTTTCTCAACTTCCATGACAGATTCATCACTAATATTATTCATAATGATTGGAATGTAGTGTCCTTTAATTTCGGTATAAGCTTGTCTTGATGCAAATGTCTCGATAACATTTTTATTAAATGCGTTTAATTCCCTCATTCTATTACAAACTATTTTAACTTGAAAAGAAATATCTACGGGAACTGGCTGAGGTATTTTATATATATCCAACCCATGTCTTTGACCATCCCAAGTTGGAACTTGAGCATAAAAATATTGTCTTCTATTTGGTATGTTATATATTGTTGATGGATTTGTTCCGAATTTAACTTCGGGTATTCTAACTACAGTAATAAATGGTGGTTCCACATTTTTATCTAAATTTTGGATATCCCAAGTTTCAACAAACTGAGACCAATTTTGAGTGGTCACTAAAATATCGATCATTGGGATTGTTTTACCGACAACAGTTGTTTTTAATGACTCTTTCACAAAGTTTAACATCCCTCCATCCAAATCGGCGTGTAATAAAGATTTTGGTAAATATGTACCATCTTTATTGATTTTATTCAACAACTCCTCTCTTCGTGGGAATAATGTTTTAGGTGTTGTTAAAGGAATATCTTTTATTATTTTCTTTGGTAATGGCATTTTTATAAACCTTTAAATTCATTAGGACCAACCGCTGACGCAATGAACGTTCTATAGTACGGTCTGTATCCTGCATAAGTATGTTTATTATCTGAAGTCACCCTTCCGTCATTATTAATCGTATAGTATCTTACTCTTGTTTCTGTTTCATAATAACCAACATAATCACCGTAATTTATATCAATCTCTAATTCATCAAGATGTTTTTGATAAACAGAAAATTTCATATTACCTGGCTCAAATTGATCTATTTTTGAGTTCCCCACATTTTTATTTTCAGGTGCCATAACTTGTACATAAGCTTTGAACTCAACGGGTGGTAAAAATTTTATACCATCAGTTAATGTTTCTCCATACACATCATCAGTCTTAGTTTTCACCCTATCAATACGATATAAAACTAATGTAAAGTTCATGTCTCCATGCAACCATTCTTCACCCATTCCGATATCTAAATCATAATCTTCAGCACCGAAAAATTTACTTAACCTCGTTATTGGAACTTTATTCTCTGACATATTGATAAATATCTTAATAGTTATTATTATTTATATATTTAGTATTGTTTTGGAAAATACCGATTTAAAAAAGACATTTGAAGTCATTGAGAAAAAAGCCCTTGATATATTGGAGACATATGAAGGTGCGAATAATTATTTAATCTATCTTAAAGAAAAATCAATAAGTAATAAAAATTTTGTACCAACCAGATCACAATGTGAGTATATTGTTAACTACTCAAATACAACCCCAAAAGTTGCAAAAAAATGGGTTGACTTAGATCCTTATTTTGCTAAGAAATTTGCCGATGAAAAATTATTCACATCAATACCTGAACAAATATGGATTGAGAAACTTTTAGTCGAAAAGGATAAGTCATACCATATTTGGGGTAAATTTTTTTCGGGTAATACTTTGTCAGATATATGGTTACCAAAATCGGCGATTATTAAAACTCACAAAACCGAAGTGGTTAATATTGATTATTCAAAATACGATCATAGACCACCACTTTCACATCAAAAAGAAGCAATTGAGAAATTAGTAGGTACTAAAAGATTTATATTGGCCGATGATATGGGTCTTGGTAAGACAACATCAACCATCATAGCAGCTTTAGAGACAGGGATTAAAAAAATTTTAATTATTTGTCCTGCATCACTTAAAATAAATTGGGAACGTGAAATTAAAAACTACACTGATAGAAGTGTGTATATTGCTGAAGGTAAAAACTTTTCACTTGACCATGATTTTGTGATAGTTAATTATGACATTCTAAAAAACTTCCACGATCTAAAAGAAGAATCATTAATTATTAAAGGTAATTTTGATTTGATAATAATTGATGAAGCCCATTATATTCAAAACGGTCAAGCCCAAAGAACGAAATTAGTTAATAATTTTGCTAAAAACTCAAAATATCTTTGGTTATTAACAGGGACCCCGATGACCTCAAGACCAATGAATTATTTTAATTTATTACAATTAATTGAAAGTCCCGTCGCCCAAAATTGGATGGCGTATGCGATCCGATATTGTCAAGGATATCAATTTAATGCTGGGAAAAGAAAAGTATGGAATGTACAAGGTGCATCAAATCTTGAGGAATTAAGAGAAAGAACATCACGACAATTTTTAAGAAGATTAAAAACCGAAGTATTAGATTTACCTGACAAAATCATTACACCTGTTTATTTGAGACTAAAATCAAAAGAATATGAAAATTTAGTAGGGGAGTATTACGACTGGTATAACAACAAAAAAGAAGAGTCCTCATCGTTAACCATACAGTTTTCAAAATTAATGAAAGTTAGACAAGTTATTGCCGATGAGAAAATAAAAACAACAATAGAACTTGCTCAGAATATTATTGATCAAGATAAAAAAGTAATAATATTCACTAACTTTACTGATACTTTAAATAAAATAAAAGATCATTTTGGTAAACAAGCAGTTTATTTAGATGGTTCTTGTAGTAAACCTCATCGTCAACACGCTGTTGACCAATTCCAAGAGAATGATAAAATAAAAGTATTTGTTGGAAACTTAAAAGCTGCGGGTGTTGGTATTACTCTTACTGCCGGTGAAGCTTGTATTATGAATGATTTATCATTTGTACCATCTGATCATCAACAAGCCGAGGACAGGGCTTATAGGTATGGTCAAAAAAATAGTGTGTCAGTATATTATCCTATATTTGAAAATACTATTGAAGGTGCAATATATGACATATTATCAAATAAGAAAAATATCATAGATACTGTGATGGGAGATAACATTGATAAAACAGATGTTGTCCAAGAAATTATGTCAAGAATTAATTCTTTATAAAATTTCAGTATTTATAGGTAATATGAAGTATATTGAAAATAAAATTCAACTTATTGAGAATTCCATATTAATGGAATCTGCAAAAAAATCTTTAATCGAAGAAGCAAAAAAAATAGGTATTGAAAAACTACCTTATTCATATTCCGCATTAAAAAATTTTATTGATGCTGAAACTATGGATGTTCATTACAATAAACATTACAAAGGTTATGTTAAAAAATTAAACGATGCTTTATCCAAAAAAGATTATGGTGATGTTGAACTTGAAAATATAATAAAAAGAATTAGTAAATATAACCGAACAATTAGAAATAATGCTGGTGGAGCGTTTAACCATGCATTATTTTGGAAAATGTTATCACCAAAAGAACAAGAATGTAATGGACTTGTTTTAAAAAAAATAAATCAATCATTTGGTAGTTTAAAAGAATTTAAATCTAAATTTGAATACGTGGCAACTAAACGATTTGGTTCAGGATGGGTATGGTTAGTTTTAACAAAAAGAAACACATTAAAAATTATATCAACCGCAAATCAAGATAACCCATTAATGAATGTTATTAAAAATGGTGGTTTTCCTATTCTTGGTTTGGATCTTTGGGAACACGCTTATTATTTAAAATACCAAAATAAAAGAGATGAATATATAAAAAACTTTTGGAAATCAGTTAATTGGGAATTTGTAAATGAGTTATTAGAAACAAAAACAAAAACAAAATTAAATGAGGAAACTTCGATTAAACAAATTTTAGCCGAATCAACTAAAGAATATTGCGATGTGAAGGAAATTAGTTTTTACAGAACATTATTCAATACTAACAAATATGTTAGAAATGTATTTAAATTTGGAATTGATAAAGTTTTGGCCGAAGTTTTTCCTGATAACTATTATGAAAAAAATGAATATGGTCCAAATCAAATGAAAGGTATCTATGATTTTGAAACTCAAGGTAGATCTGTGATTAATAAAATTAATACAAATTATTTTACCTTTTGTATATTAGTTGGTGACATTAATAAAGTTTTATCTAAACAAAATGTTGAATTAATTTCTTTTAAGAATAAAACAGTTAAACAACAAATTGAAGAAGTTCAAAGAATGATGGAGATTATAAAAGAATACCAATCCAGGATTTTCTCTATCGAATCTTCTACATTTGAAAAAATTATGAACGCATTAACTGAAAAAAATAAAAAGGGTGAAGAAAATGAAGATCTTGCAATTGAAAAACTTAAAACTTTTTTTGGTGATGACAATGTTGAAAAAATTGGTGGTTTAGGTAATCTTGAAGATGCAATTAGTGGTATTGATTGTAAGATTACTAAAGATGGGAAAGTTTATACCGCACAAATTAAACCATTTGGTAGAATAGAAGATAATAATGGTGTATACAAAATGATTGGCACTGGTGGTGTTAAAAATTATAAAACGGATTATTTAATTTTTGTTAATAATAGTGATGGGGCCTACATATTTGACAATTCAAATACCCAAGTTATTAATGGTGTATTTGAAATCCCGACATCAAACTTAGTTAAACATATTTATTAATATGAAATATATCTTTACTGAATCACAATTGGATATTCTTAAAAATAAAATTTTAATTAACGAAGATTTTACTGCAAAAAATTTTCCTATAAAGCCGAATGAATTAAAAAAATTAGTAAATTCTCAATATGAAGATTGTATTAATGAACAATATAAATATGGTTGCGTAGGTAAAATTCAAACTAAAAAATGTACTACAGAAAAAGGTGTTTTAGGTGGTGATTATTCCGAAAAAAAATACGGTGGAGATAGTAATTGGTCAATTGTAAATAAATTTGACACTAACTCTAAAGTTCACACTGAAATTATAAAAATATGGAAAGAAGAAACTGAAGGAAAGGAAGATCTTAAAACTTGGATATATTCAAAAGTCGTAGATCTATTTTCAAATGACGGGATGTATACTGAAAGATTGGTTGATGTTAACATTACAACAATTAAAAGAGGTCTTGAAAATGAATCATACGCAAAAAAAATTGTTAGAGATTATTTTAAATTAAATCCTGATGAAGAAGGGATAACTTATGAACTTTATGACCATTGTTCGGGAGATATTAATGATAGAAAAAAAGGTCAAGATTTAGTTTTAAATTTAAATAATGAAACAGTGTATTTCCAAGTTAAACCATTTCTTCATGATGAAAATGAAATTCAATTATTTGATGGTGGAGATAGAGGATATTATTTTAAAGTTGCTTCTTGGCATAATCAAACTAAATATAAAGTAGATAATGTTGATATTATTTTATATGTTGACACAACTAAAAATCTGTACATTATGTTTAGAAATGATCACAAAAAAATGATAACGGTTTCTAATCCAAAAAAATACCCTCCACTTTATATATACTATTACGAAAACCCATTAGATAGTAATTTTAAACTACCTATGATAAAAGATATTCAAATAGTTCCTGCTAAGAAAACTGTTGAAAGAAAAAAAGAAAAAGAAATTGAGTATTACAAAGAAAGAATAAAATATTTTCAAGATAAACTAAAAGAATTGGGTGGTGGAGATGAAACTCTTACCGAAATGGTTAACTACTATCAGAGTAGATTAAATAAAACTATTATATAATAATAAGATATTTATATATAAAATATCATTATGGCAGTTATTCCCGAACCAGAAAGAAGTGACCTTTATAGAAAGGTTAGACATTTATTAGGTGCACCTTTAAGATCTGTTGAATTAGAAGATGAACAGATGGATACGTTATTAGAGTTTTCAATTGGTGAATACGCTCAGTATGTACAAGATTGGTTAATAGAATCTCAATGGACTTCACTATATAATCTAAACTTAGACACACAATCTTTATCTCGTGCATTTATTACAAAAAGTTTAGATTATGAGACAAGATATACATACGCTTATTCTAAAATCGTAGGATTACAGGCCGGTGGAGATTGGGAATTAAAAAAAGATTATATACAATTACAACCTAACCAACAAATTTACGAAATTCCTGCTGATAGAGAACTAAATGAGTTATTATGGTTCACACCAAATGCGTTAAATAATGTGTTATTTGACCCTTGGTCTTTTGGGGCTTTAGGAGGAGCTGGTTTTGGTGGACCCGCTGGATATTCTCAAATGGGTGCCGTTGGTTCATATTTTATGATGCCAGGTTTTGATATGATGTTAAGAATGCAAGACATCAATTTAAAGAGGAGGATTATTGCTGGTGATTTAACATATAGAATAACCGCTCTCCCTGATGGTAAAAAGGCTGTCCACCTAATGAACACACCTGGTGGTAAGTTTGACTTTGGTAATGCGACACTAATGAAAGGTAAAGTATGGTATTGGTATTATGATACAAGTCAAGGAGAAAGAGATAAATGTCTTAAAGATAATCCTGATATTATTAAATTACCGTCAGATGTTCCATTTGATAATTTAGCATGGGTTGATTTAAATAATCCCGCACAACAATGGGTTAGACGTTGGTTTATCGCATATTGTAAAGAAACTTTATCAAAAGTTAGAGGAAAATATAGTGGAAACTTGAAAACTCCTGATTCTGAATTAACTTTAGATTATCAATCATTGGCAACTGAATCAAAAGATGAAAAAAGTAAATTGATTGAAGAATTAATTGGTGCTGAAGGGAGACTTACAAGATTAAGACCTGAAAAAGTAATGGAGAGGGAAGCGTTATTGGCGGAAAATCTAAACAAACAACTTAAATTCAGAGCAATGCCAAGACAAATTTATGTAATTTAATTTATGAAAACATTAATTAATAAAAAAAGAATTGGTGAAAAAGTATATATTCAGGAGAATATGAATTTAGATTATACAAAATACAAAATAGTATCCATACCACAATATAAAACGTCAGGTGAAGAAATTATTTTAGTTAAAAATATTAATAGTTCTAAAATATCATTAGATCCACATTTTAGTAAACACATTAAAATTAAAGCAATGACTAAAGTTTTAATTGTTCCTTTAATTGGTAAAATTGATGATGAATATGATGAGATATTAATCGATAAAGGTGCCTGTGTTGAATTTCAATTTATTGAGAACGGGTGGTACATAATGAGTAGTGACGGATTAAAAATAGAATGAAATTATATAATCTTGTTGGATTTACTTAAATTTTCTTTCGCCCATAAAGGTTGTAAATTAGTATAATGACATAATTTATATATCTCATCTTCATTTTTTGCTGACGATAATGGTAAAATATGGTCAATGTGCCAACCATATAGACCATAATTGTCCCAAGACATCCCATCCTTAAATTGTTTCTCAAGATGCTCTTTTAAAAACTGGGGGGTACAACCAACAATATTAAAAGTTGACCCTTTCTTAGGGGTATTGGATGTTTTTAAAAAATGATTTATTCTTCGTCTAATATTTTCAGACATTCTAACTTCATTAGATTCCTTTCTCCTTTTATCAGAATAATAAGTTCTGTAT